CAAAGAAAATATATTTATATTAGCCGGATAATGCTTCATTAAGTATGCAGATGTTTTACCGCCAGAAATACTGTTTACAGTTATCATATTTCTGTCTGTGCTTCTTTAATCATTTTAAGGTGCATTTGCTGCATTTTCTTTTGTTCTTTGGTTACCATACTTATAATGCTTGGTAAATCTCTAAAAAGCTGGTCTACTTCCATTACAAGTGTTTTGTTATCATCGTAACCAATATACAACTCACCATCTGAACAATGCAATGTATCTGTTTCACCTATGTAAGTATGTGATTGTGCTTCTTGTAATTGTGCTTCTAAAATCTTAATTCTTGTTTCTAATTTTTCTATTCTGTTATCTTGTCCCATTTGTCTATTGTTATGTTAAGTCTTAAATAATTTTTATTCTTCGTTTCTTTAACTTGGTAGTTAATCGATATGTCTGATATAGATGTGTCAGCTTCTGTATGGTACTCTATTTGTTTTTTTAGCTTTTCCCAAGCTGCATCGTTAACTTTCATTTTTTATGAGGTTTAAATTCATATAATTAGCCACATAGTTAATGTGCTTTTGTGTAGTCATACTCCAATATCCCAGCTGGTGTAAATCACAGCCATCTATTTTTGCAACTATTGTAGAATAACTCCATACATCGTTTCCTTGTATTCTTAAATTCTGTTTGTACTTTGGTAATGTTTTCATCTGTTTTGTTTTTAAATTAAAGTTTTTTACCACATAAAGGGTACATTCTAGTGTAAAATGATTGTCCTTTTTTTATTTTTTTGTTTTTAAATATAATATCTTCGGTAGCAACCTCATCTATTCTACCGTAATATCCTATTTGTTTTCTATCTGGATTTTCTAATATAGTTGTACCAATAAATTTATCGTCAATCATATATTCTAAAAAATAACCAAGTTGTTCAAATTGTGACATAATGTTTTGCTTTATTAATTTAAGCAAATATACAAAATATATCTTATAAACAAAAAATTTTATAACTTTATTTTAAGAAAGATTTATATTTATTCTAACCGCTTGGTTTTCTTTAAGCAAGTACACATCTTTTAAAAGTCTTTTCTTTGTCCACATTGTTGTATCTGGGCAGTACTTTTTAACTGGTGTTGGCATCTCTAAAGTGTTTAGGTAATACATAAAGTTTCCTTTAGGGTCATTTACAAAGTATATCTTTACAACATCATCTAAAGCCATTAGAGCATCGTACTTGTCTTTTTCTAACATCTTATCTTCATAGTACTTGTTTCTAAATTTCATCTCTATAACGCAATCAACACCCTTTGGAGTTTTTCCTTTTGCATCATATCTTGAATATCCATCACCACAATGTTCTAACTCCCACCCATCAAGGTTAAGAAGAAACACTACTGCCTTTTCCCATTCGTGAATTTTTTTAATTCCCATTGTTCCAAATTACGTTAAGTTGTTTTATCCACAACTTTATTTTCTTTGGATTGCAAGTGCAAGGTTTATGGTATTTATGATTATAGTACTTTGCGTGTAACTGGCATATCAATTCAAACTCATTAGGTTGTAATGTGTTCTTTGGTTCTGACCTAAAGTCACTCCAGCTTTTAAAATCTTCTTTAGTAAATTTTACCATCTATCAATTTTTATTTCATTTAACTTTTTTCTTCTGTTGTTACAATCACATTTAGTACCTCTTAACTTGTGGTATTTATCTACCAGATATTTAATACCAGTATACTTTGTAATGTAATAAATAATGTTTCCTATTTTCATAATTCTAATTTTTTAATATTCCACTTTGCTTTAAAATATTTTAAGGTATCAATAAGGTTCATCACTTTCTTTGCTGATTTCCATTCCTTGTCTAAATAAACACTATCTACATTGCATTTATCTAATGGTATATCTTTATCATCATTTTTAAAATCGTGTGTTACATAAAAAACTACACATTTATTTGTATGCCAAGAATTAGCTATTCTTTCTAAAACTAATTTTTGACCAGTTGGTATTATATTACCTTTTCGCTTTACTTCCATTAATATTAAAACCTCATTATCAAATTCTAATACTACATCAATATCTGTTGGGTGTATTTTACCACTTTGTACACCAGTAAAATCTATTGTTTGTCTTACTTGTTTACTGTTTCTAATTAAGCTGCTCATAATAATTTTTTTAGTTTATTCTTAACTTTGTTATATGTGTTGTAAAGTGAGTAGTAATGTATTAAACTTTTGCGTGAAAATTCTGCAATGCTTTCACCCTCATTTATTATTTCAAATACTTTTCTATCATACCAAAACATTCTTGATAGTTCTTCTTGTATTTTATCATATGGTTCTTGGTAGTTTATATCTGATGTGGTTAAGTGTATGTCATCCATAGAAACCATAGTAATGTTTTTACCTTTTCTTTTTAAATCGTAAAACAATGTTCTTAAAGTTTTAAAAATATAGTAGTAGTTTATTTCTTCTTCGTTGTACATTATATCTAAACCCTTTTCAAGTTTCAGTTGTATCTTATAATACATTTCTTGTACAATATCTTCAGCGGTTTCTTGTTTACAACCAAAGGATAAAACTATTTCTACCCATTCTTTATGCTTTGCAGCAACTATAATCATTGTTTTTTGTACCATATCATTTTAATGGGTCATATAAATCACCAACTATTATTGGTAATCCTTTTTCATTTACTTCAAAGCTAAATGTTTCAAAAGAGTAACCCCTACTTCTACCGCACTTAACCGTTGTCCAATCTTTGTTTACTGTGTTTGCTTCCAAACTTATTACTGTTTCTGCTTTCTTTTCTAATGCACTACCTAAATGCCCAGTTCCAAGTTTTGCACTACCAAAGTTTTGATGTATCACACAAATGATATGTGCGTTTTGTTGTTGGCTTATTCTCATTAATGCACTTACTAATTCATTACTCTTTTCTATGTTGTTTACATCAGCACATAAATCTGCTACACCATCTATAATCAAAAGTGATGGTTCTTTTATGTGTTCCTTTAAATAGTATTCAATAAACTCTAAACGTTCTTTAAAAGCTATTGTACGCAATGCAAACGTGTGATATTTGTCTTTAGGTCTTTTAAATACTTTAGATGCGTGCCAGCTTCCTTGTTCTGTATCTATATAGATTAAATCACCATTACCTCTATGTCCTTTAATTTTTCCACCGTAAATATTTGAACCACTTAAATAAGCACTTGCTAATAGGCTACAAAAAAAACTCTTTCTTGTCTTTGGTGGTGCAGTTATAACTGAAAGGTTACCAAATGTTCCTAATGCTATTGGTATGAGTAAATCACCTTTATCTGATTGTAAAACCTTTTCACCATAGCTTAAACATACTGGTGGATATTCTAATTTTTCGTTAATGTCTATCTTGCAAGTATCTGCAATAAATTCCATTAACATATTCTGTTCTGTTTCTTTTTCTGTCATTCGTTAAATATATAAAAAAAAGGTGCAAGTTAAAAACCTACACCCTTTATTGGCTAATTAAAATGGTAAGTCATCACTTGCTGGTTCTGCAACCGCTTGTGGTTGGTCATCTCTTTCTGCAACCGTTACACCATCTGCTGACATCCAAACAACCTTACCATTACCGAGATAAGTTTTAGCAACCTTTGCTTCACGTTCTTCTTTGGTTTGGCTATCCATAAAAGCTACGTTGTTACCGTATCTAGTTTCATCTTGAACCGCTATGGTGAAGTTGTAGTACACCGCACCATCTTTTCCTTTAATAAATTTTTCTTTAGGTAGTCTATCTACTCTAATACTTCCGTTGATAATTGCACTCATAATATATAGTTTAAATTTGGTATTGTCATTACACGCAATACCTCGTGTTTTATTTATTTAATTTTTCTTTTCTTGTTGATTTTTTATCAGTTCTTGTGTATGAATATATTAATCTATTTTCATTGCAAGGTATAAATTTTACTTTATCATCTAAAGGTTTTTTTATTCTTCTCATATTACTTCCTTTTAAAGTCATCACTTTCGTCTTCACCGAATACACCCAGTTCGTAAAAGCCAGTTAGTTTTAAAACACTTCTTGATAAAGCACGTTTTTCTGCCATCTCCATAACGTACCAACTATTACAATTACCATCTTTATAGTTAGCACCTTTTAATGCACTACCAAATGTTTCAATTTGTACTTCTTCTTTTTTTGCATATGCTTTTACAACCGCAAAGCTGGGTTCACATTTTACAACCTCATAACTAATAGCTATGTTTTCTTTTGCTGCTATCTTTTCAATACCTTGTCTGGTGATAATAACATAGTGCTGATGCTTGTAAACATCTGTTTTTTCAAGTTCGTACTTCTTGTACAAATCTAATAATTTTTCTCTATCCATTTTGTTTAAATATTTGTGATACTTCTATTTGTGCTTTTAGTTCTTCTATCTTATTACATAAGGCTTCTATCCTATATGTATACTCATCAAATTTAGTTTGTGCAGTTTCTTGTGAAAAGTTAGTTTGCATTACTGAATATTTATTAAGGTTGATTTTGCATCATCTAACCTTTTTATTATTGATAAAACTGTTAGTGCATCTCTTTCTTGTTCTGCATAAAACAAAAGATATTCAAGATGTTTAATTTCGTCTTTTAAATCGTGTTTCTGTGTTCTCATTCTGTTAAGTTTAAATTAGTGTTTTGATATTGATATAACTCTTATACCTAAAGTACTTTCAAACCAAGCACAAACCCCAGTAACTCCAGAAAAATCTAAAGTCATATCTTCTGTAATAAGTTCATCTAATCCGTTTCTAAATGTAATCGTAAATGTGTTCATAATATTCTGTTTTAGTTATTAATAATAAGCAAATATAAACAAAAAATTTAATAACACAACAATATTTAAAAAATATTTTAAAAAAAAGCAAAAAAAAAGGCTTAACATAAAGTCAAACCCCTTTCCCTTAACAAAACAGAATACCCAAAGATAGTCTTTTATAAACTATCTACCAACTCTTTATAGTGTTTAATCATATCTAGTAGTTCATCATTAGAAAACTTTACAGTTTCTTTTGATTTTATATATAATTCTTCAGCAGTACCATCACCATACTTTTCATCTAATTGTTTACTAAAAATATACTGCTCACCAGATTTAAACATATTACAACCAACGCATTGCACCGCTACATTCATTTCTAGCCATCTTGTTGCATAATGTTTTCTACTCTGAAAGTGACCACATTGCATACCTTTTTTATAGTGTGATACCTTACCACAAGTAAAGCAAGTAACATCACCATTATGGTCTGCATCCTTTAACCTTATGTACTGGCTAAAGATAGCATCTAGTTTTTTTACTATTTTACTTCTACTTGGTTTAGATGGCATTATCTATAACTTCTAAAATATGTCTTAACTCACTTCTTTCAAATTCACCTAGTGATTTATCATCTACAATTAATAGGTAATAATCTTTTCTTACTGCAATACATTTTGTGTTTTCCATCTTTTATTTGTTTTTTAAAAATATAAGTAATAACTTTACACTTTTTTATTACTTCAAATATATAAAATAAATAATTAGAAATATATATATAAATATAAATCTAAAAATATATATTAAAAAAAATAAAGAAATACTTAAAAATAAAAGATAATGATTTTGGGATAGTATTCTATTTCTGCGAAATGTACTTATATTTTTCAATACCTCTTGAACCAAAGTATGCGACATAGGTTGTTATTAAAAGTGATTTAAGTAAATCAATCCATTCAACACTTACACCAAAATCTATATTTAGGCTATCCATAAGAATTAATAGCCAAGTTGATATGGTAAGAAAGATTAACATCATTGGTCTTACATTTTTTGATAGCCAACTATCACTTGACATATCTGCACTCCACCTTTTAGATATTTCTTGTATTTCTATAATATCTAATTCAAGCAGTTTTAAGGCTTCTTCTTTGTCTTTAGGTGTAAGTACTTCATCTTTGCTTATAAGACCACCTATCAGCTTTAAAATACCAGCATCTGGCACA